GTGAGACAGGAAGAGTCTATCCACCTCGAGCGCTGCCCACACTGCAGCGTTGCGAAGCCCAACCTGTTAAGCGCCGGTCGCTTTCAGACGCAAAATGCCAGCGGCAGAGTGCGTCGCAACTGGGCTTGTTACTACTGCAAGACCTGTGGCGGAGCTTTACTGACCGCTGCGTATCCTGATGGAAGTCAATACCCCGAAATTCATGATCTGTGGCCGACGCAGGCTTCTGTCGATGCAGCTGTACCAGGACGGGCCAAGCATTACCTGGAGCAAGCAATCTCCAGCATCCATGCACCGTCCGGTGCAGTCATGCTGGCGGCGTCAGCTGTCGACGCGATGCTGAAGGACAAGGGCTTCAAACAAGGCAGTTTGCATGGCCGAATCAATGATGCTGCCAAGCAGCACCTCATTACCGAAGAGATGGCAGCCTGGGCGCACGAGGTCCGACTGGATGCAAACGACGAGCGGCACGCTGACGAAGAGGCGGATATGCCAAGCACCGATGATGCAGAGCGCGTCATCGAATTCGTACTTGCCTTAGCCCAGTTCCTGTACGTGCTCCCCAGCCGAGTGGAAAGAGGACGACGAAAGTAAGGTTCCTTACGCGCATGCGCGCTCGCGGTGAATCCGTCGAACGCCATAGTACAGGCATGCCTAAAAAAGAGTAACCTCAGTAATCTTGACCGTTTTATCTCTCGCAGCCCTTGATTTTCGCGGGCTCGCCGCAGATCCAGAAAGTAATTTTTAAGTAACCTATAAGTAATCAGATTACTCTTTCTTTAAGTGATATTTTCCATCCAGCAAACCCTTTAAAATCAAAGGCTTAGCGAAAATTACCTTTCCCATTACCTTTCTATTACTTCTCTTTGTAACAAGCGAAGCCCAGTAAATACGGGGCCTCCAGCACTACCCATCCCCCACAGTTACGCTTGTTACTCTTTTTTCGAGACATCCCCCTATCTCTGCCAATTAACCCTTCAGGATCAGCTCTGCGCCGTTCGAATGCCGCTTGTGTGCAGGGTTTCGCAGAAGACCAGACGCACCAGTTCTCCCCAGCAGCCCAATAACCAGGCCGGCTGAGCAGCTACGCAGGGGTGCGGAAATTCCGACACGTTTAGCCCGCAGGCGTGGCGGGGGGACGAGGGCGCGCGCCGGGTGTTGGTGTGTGGTCGACAGCAATTGCGGCCGTGCCCAACGCAGGCGACACTTACCGTCTTTGGATAATCGACAACCGGTACGGATAACGACACATGAGTGACGGCAAACCAAAGCAGCTCTGCGTGCTATGTGGCGAGCGGGCCGCGACTGGAGGTCATGGCGATCACCTCCCTCCGCAATGCATTTACCCTAAGCCCCGACCCTCAAACATCGCTTGGAACAAGGTCCCCGCTTGTATTCCTTGTAACAACGCCGGAAGCAAGGACGATGAGCAATTCAAGCTGATCATTGGCATTAGCACTGGGGAGTTCCGTGAAGACACTCAACCAGTCATCGATGGGTTAGCAGGAACGATTCGCAACAACAAACGCCTTGCTAACCAGGTGTTGGGGAAATACAAACGAGGCTATGGGAAACGGCACGGCAACAGAGTTCTGGAGCCGGTGGTAGCTATTCCCTTTGATCGAGATGCTTACGAACGAGTGGTTCAGCGGATAGTCCGGGGGCTTTACTGGCAGCAGTCTGGAGTAATCCTTCACCGAGATGCAGAAATCCATGTGGTGACGCCCGAGCCGATGGAAGCTGGGCTTGGTGACCAGATCAAGACACTTCTGAGGCACTCCTCACGGGTCGAGCTGAATGGTGGCACCTTCGTGTACAAAGTCTTTATTTCAGATGATGGGACCAGCTTTTGGGGACTTCAGTTTTTTGAAAAGCATCTGGTGTTCGCCTTCGCGTACCCACCAGAAGAGGATTCGCAGCCGGCAGGGCTCGATTCGTCATTGATCGAGGTGAAACCGCGGATAGTCGGAGAAACGTGATGCGCCGGGATATGGATCTTCTGCGTCTGTTGCTGCTGAAACTTGAGGTTGCAAGCGAGAAAGCTGCCCCGATACTGTGCTATCGCCCGGGCGAGCTATCCATTGATGGCTACACAGATGACCAAGTACGTTACCACTACGCCTTAGCCGTCGATGCAGGCCTGGTTGACCAGGGCGGTAAAGGCCCAATCAATGGACTTCAATTCAGGCGTCTGACGTGGGCTGGCCACGACTTTGTAGATGCTGTTCGCGACAACGAGATCTGGGCGAAGACCCAACAGGGTGCTAGCGCAGCGGGCGGCTTCGGTCTCGAGCTCCTCAAGGACCTGGCCAAAGGTTTCATCAAGAAAAAGATTGTTGAGCATACTGGCATTGAAATCTGACAGAAGCCGCCTCGATGGGCGGCTTTTTAATGTCCGGTGTCAGTTGGCTTTGTCGGCGGGTAGCTCATATGGGTTGAAGCGGATGACCTCTTCCCCTAACCACTCGTTGATCTGCAGCAGCCTGGCCTGCTCGGGTTCCAGCTCGTTGATAGCCCAAACCTCTGTTGCGTCGCGGACTGAGCCGAACCCACCCGCGTTCTGCGGTACCACTCCCATCAGTTGCGGCGGTATCCGCAGCATGGCCAGCTGGTCGTCGCGGCTGATGTTTTTGATCGCGCCGAAGTCATCCTTCGCTGCCACCTCGCTGATCGGAATCAGCTGAATGCCGTCCTTCTTGCCGTTGGGCGCGTACATGAACAGGTTACGGAAGTTGCCCGGGCCCTTGCTGCTCTTCATCGCCTTTCGCAGGTCGTCGACAAAGTCTTCGTTCTGGGCGGCATCGGTCATGTACAGGATGAACCCAGCATGGCTGCCGTTCTGATAGTACTTGCGCCGGAACAATGTGGCCGACTCGTTGAGCAACGCAGCCTGGAGCGCCGGCAGCCACTCGGGAAGGCCATAGACCTCTTGGTTGATGTCGGCCACACGCAGGTGGCAGATGCTGCCGGGCCGAAATTCGTGCTCATCCCGCCAGCCGCGCACCTGAAAGTAGGTTTGCAGATCGGAGCCGCGGCGCATGTACTTGGCCAAGCAGGGCCGAAGGCCGAGGGTATCGCGGAGCATGTTGTCACGCTTCTCCAAGTACAGGTTGCCCGACCAGCCCAGGTCCATGACGATCTGCTCGAAGGCCTGGCGGTTCAGCAGCCTGTGGGGCCTGAAGGTCCTGGCCAGGGCGTTGCGCTTGAAGATCAGGCCAGACTGCAGGTAGACGCTCGCCTTCGATGACCGGGCCAAGCCGTCCAACGACACTGGCGGCTCATACCAGCGGCCGTTGTCGTAACACTCCAGGTAATCCAGGATCTCCCGACCGTCCAGGACCGGTACCGGATCGCCAAAGGTAAACGCCTCGGCCCGGGCGCTGGGGTTGGCGAGCAGCTCACCCGCGGGCGCCGGCAAGGCGCCGGCCTGATCGATGTTGCCCATCAGAAGATCTCCATGATGCGTGTGTTGGTTGCGGTCTGTCCTTCGAGCGGCTCGTTGTGCAGCGCGTGGAAGAGCGCCCAAGCCAGGTCGGCGTGGCCAGTGGCCTCATTCCGGCCCGCGGTGTATGTGAATTGGCGACCACCGGGGGTGATGGTCTTCCGGATGGCCATAAGCGACTGGGCAATGTCGGTTGCGCCGGCATCGAACTGCAGGCGACCCTTGCTGATTACGTCCCAGGCCTTCATGACCAGCCGCGTCTTGACTTCGGGGTTGTAGCTGAAGGTGCGCAATGCCGGGAAGAACTGGCGCACCAGCTGCGCGACGGCGCTGCCCATGCCGGTGGTATCGATGCCGATGTAAGCCACGTTGTAGCGCTTGGTAATCTGGCGGATGGTCTCGGCTTGGGAATTGAAGTCCATCCCGCGGAACTGGTGCTTCTCCAGGACGAAAAACTTCCCTCCCGGTACCAGTGGCGGGGCCACCACCACCAGGCCGGCCGAGTCGCCGGTTTCCGCCGGATCGTAGCCCACCCACACCGGACGTTCACCGTAGGGCCTGGCAGCAAAAGGGCTATAGCCTGGCCAATCCCAGCTTTCCACCATGCACGGCTGCAGCATGCTCAGCGGGAATATGCTCTGCCCATCATCCACGAACTGGCACATGAGCAGGTTTTGGAAGGCAGCAGCATCGTACTCAAGCTTCAGTTCATCCAGGTCGAATAGGTCGCAGCCCCTGGCTTCGGCGTCCATGATTGTGACGATCTGCCGCCAGATCTTGTCCTCGCAGAGCCGTCCCTGCTGCAGCGCCTCATGAGTCACATCCAGCTGGATATGCTGGGCGGTAGGTTTGCCCTTGTTGATCCGCTCACCGGTCCACCAGGTGTACGCCGGGTGAGCCATGCTGCTCGGCGTCGAGAAGTAGGTCTTACGCCACTTCTTGTGCAGCGCCATGCCCGAGGCGACTTTGTTGATCTCGGCGAAGCCGTGCACCCAGAAGAATTCATCGAAGTAGAAGTTCCCGGACCGGCCCTGGGCGGTACGGAAGTTGGTACCCAAGAAGTGCAACTCGGCGTTGTTCCATAGCACGATGGGGTCGCCGGTAAGCTTGATGCCCAGCACCTCGTTAAGAAACGCCTGCATGTAGGTCTTGAACTGGTGGGCCTGGGCCTTGCTGGCCGACAGGAAAATCTGGTTGCGGCCGGTCGTGATGGCGTCAATCAGCGCTTCCCGGGCGAAGTAGAACGTGGCGCCGATCTGCCGGCTTTTGAGGACCATCCGGGTACGCTGGTTACCCGCGCGGTACCAGTCGAGCTGGTAATCGAAACAGCTGTCCCGGAACGCCTCGACCAGCTGCTCGATCTGGTCCTCGTCCAGCTCGTTGCGCTTGGGCTGCTTCTTCGGTCCTTCGTTGCGCTTGGCGATGTTCGGGTTGAGGTCGGTTTCGGTACCGCCGCCCTGGTAGCGCTGAATACGTGCCTGCCGCTCCAGCTGGCGGTGCAGGAGATCGATCTCCTTGAAATCGCCGCTGGTCTTGCCGTCCTTGAGGATCAGCTGCACCAAACGCGCCTCCAGCGCGCCGCCTATACGCTCGACGTTGTCCGCCCTATCCCATTCGTCTCGGGCCTTCCAGCTGTGGACGGTTTTCTCTTTCTCGTCCAGGTAAGCGGCGATATCGGTGATGCGCCAACCCGTCCAGTACATGAATTTGGCTTGGCGGCGCGGATCGAGTGTGGGTTGGGCGGTAGTGTTCATGGCGCCGATGCTGCCGCTCGCGCGCGTATTCACCCACTGGCGCCCACTGTAGCCGTGAGGCCTACAAGTGCAGCACGTTGCCGCTGGTGTCCCGGCTGCGGACCATGCCCCTCATCGCAAGGCACAACGCCACCGCACTGAGGACTGCCCACATGGCCGCAAGTAACGCCCCCGCCAAGAACTACCGCTCCGACTGGTTCCGCATCTTCGTCGAGGGCGCAACCACTGACGGCCGCACCATCGAACGCTCTTGGATCGAGCAGATGGCCGCGACTTATGACCCGAAAACATACGGTGCCCGCCTCAATTGCGAGCACATCCGCGGCCTGGGCCCGGACAGCCTGTTTGGTTCCTTTGGCGATGTGCTGGCCCTGAAGGCCGAAGAGGTCGAGATCGGCGGCGAGAAGAAGCTCGCCCTCTACGGGAAGATCGAGCCAACCGCGAGCCTGATCGAACTGAACAAGAAGGGCCAAAAGATCTACACCTCGGCAGAGGTTCAGCTCAACTTTGCCGAGTCGGGCAAGGCCTACCTGGTCGGCCTGGCGGTCACTGACAGCCCGGCCAGCCTGGGTACTGAAGCCCTCAAGTTCAGTTCGCAGAGCGGCTTGGCCGCTCGAAAGCAGCACCAGGACAACCTTTTCAGCGCCGCTGAAGAGGTATCCCTCAAATTCGAGGAAGTCGTCGAAACCCCATCCATGTTCGCGGCATTGCGCGACAAGGTCGGCGAACTACTCGGCAAGAGCAAGGACAAGGAAGGCAAGGATGCCGCCAGCTTTACCGCCTTGGGCGAGCTGATCGAACAGATCGCAACCCATGGCGCAGAGCAGGCCGAAGCCTTCACCGCGGAGAAGAACGCCCGCCAGAAGCTCCAGGCCGACCACGACAAGCTTTCCACGGACTTCAACGAGCTGGTCAAGCGCCTGGGCGAAACCGAAGACCACTCCCAGACGCAACGCCCACCAGTGACCGGTGGCGACGGGCAGATCCAGGCCGAGTACTGATCCCCGTAGCCCCACAGACCACCAGTTCGGAGACCCACCATGCAGAAAGCAACCCGGATCGCCTTCAATGGCTACCTGACCAACCAGGCCAAAATCAACGATGTCAGCTCGGTGACCGAGACTTACACCGTGGCACCGAACCCTGCGCAGAAGCTGGAGACTGCCATTCAGGAATCCAGCGCGTTCCTGAAAAAGATCAACATCATCGGCGTGGACGAAGCGGAGGGCGAAGCCATCCTGCTGGGCGTGAATGGCCCGACCGCAGGTCGGACTGCCACTGGTTCTGGCAAACGCCGTCAACCTCGTGACGTTGCAGCGCTCACCGCTGACACCTACGCCTGCAAGAAAACCAACTTCGATACCGCCACCCCTTACGCACGGCTCGACGCCTGGGCGAAGTTCAAAGACTTCCAGACCCGCTTGTCTGGCTCGATCGCTCAGCAGCAAGGCCTGGACCGCATCATGATCGGTTTCAACGGCACCAGTGCTGCGGCTGACACCGACCTGACAGCTAACCCGCTGCTCCAGGATGTCAACGTCGGTTGGCTGCAGAAGATGCGCGAGCGCGCGCCAGAGCGCGTCATCGATGAAGGCAAGGTGGCCGGCAAAGTAACCATCGGCGCTACTGGCGACTACAAGACCCTCGACGCCTTGGTGTTCGACGCCATCCAGCTGCTCGACCCATGGCATCGCAAGCGCTCCGACCTGGTCGTAATCGTTGACCACGCTCTGCTGCACGAAAAGCAGCTCAAGGCACTGGAAAACGGTGCTGCTTCCAACCAAGAAGCCAACGCAGCAGACGACATCATTGCTAAAACTCGCCTGGGTGGCCTACCGATCGAGTACGACGCCCCGTTCTTCATCGAAGGCGGTGTCTGGGTAGGCCCTCTGTCCAACTTGTCGATTTACTACCAGAACGAGAAGCGCCGTCGTCACGTGCGCGATGAGCCGGACGCCGACCAGATCGCCGACTACCAGTCGTCGAACGAGGCGTATGTCGTGGAAGACTTCGGCGCCTGCGCCCTGGTCGAGAACATCGAGAAGGTCTAACCATGTCTCTGACCCTCGCCCAACGCACCCGGCTGCGCAAGCTGGCCGCCAAGGACGCGGCCGCCACTGCGCCGGCGGCCATGATGGAAGGTTTGACCAGCTATGAGCTGATGCTTGCAAAGCTGCAGCAGGACCAGCTGCGCCTCAAGCAAGTGCAGTCGAAGCAGGCCAAGGCCAGGCTCAAGAACATTCTGTTGCCCGATTACGTCCCGTATGTCGTCGGCATTCTTGAGGCTGGCCAAGGCGCACATGATGACGTGCTGACCACCGTGATGATCTGGCGCTTCGACGCTGGTGATTTCCCGGGTGGCCTGGACATTGCCGAGTATGTGCTGAAGCACAACCTGCCAACCCCGAACCGCTTTTCCCGCACCACGGGTTGCCTGATCGCCGAAGAAGTCGCCACGGCCGCGCTCAACGCGCAGAAGGCCGGCGGCACTTTCCCTGTGGACGACCTGCTCCGCACCGCCTTGCTCACGGAAGAGCAGGACATGCCAGACGAAGCCCGGGCCAAGCTCAAGCTTGCACTGGCTCGAGCAACCCTGCAGGGCCTCGACGAGAGCAACCCGGGCTCGCCTGGCCAAGTGGAAGCGGGCGTCGAGTTGCTGCAACACGCTATCAAGCTCGACAACAACTGCGGCGGCAAGAAAGACCTGGAGCGCGCCGAGCGCCTCCTCAAGAAACTCGCTGGCCCGGCCAGCTAACCGAGCGTCCCACGCAACCCGGCGGCTCGGAGCGGATCAGCGGCCATTGGCTCAGCTGTGAAGTTCCGACCACCGCCGACCTATTCAGAGCACGACCATGAGCGGATTCATTGCAGGCGGCCTGGTACCGAGCGAGTCGGTGCCGGGCATCCACATCAACAGCGACCCCTTCTGGCCGTCCATCGACCTGGACAAGCTGCGGCAAACCCTGCGCATTGATTCCAGCGTCACCCCTGCCCGTCTCGAAACTGCCGTAGTCGCAGCGATCATCAGCGTCAATCGCGACCTGGCGAAGTGGCGGCTCGCCAGACAGGCCGAGGGCCTCACTACCCTGGCCACCGTCCCAGGCGAAGGGTTCCTCAGCGATGTTGAGCGCACACACCTATACGTGCGCGCCGTCGAGTGTGCCGCCGGCGCCGAGGTCTGCGAGCGGTACCGCGGTTACGACACTACCGCCAGCGGCAGTAAGAACGCCGACGAATCGACGCCGACCATCGATGACTACCGCCGCGATCAACGCTGGGCCATCCGTGACTTCCTGGGCAAATCGCGCACCACCGTGGAGCTGCTGTGATGGCTGAGCAGAAGCGAACCCAGCAAAACGACACTGTCGATGCACTGTGCTGGCGGCACTACGGCCGTACCGCAGGGGTAGCAGAAGCCGTCCTCGATGCAAATCCTGGCCTGGCCAGCCACGGCCCGGTGCTGCCCGCCGGCCTTCTGGTCACGCTGCCCGACATCCAGACAACTGCGCCCGAACGCCAGACGGTGAGCCTATGGGACTGACCGTGCACACCACTTCACCAAGGAAGGAAAAAATGCCTGACCGCCCCGAGAGTTGGGCTTGGCTCGCTGCCTGGCTCGAACACAACTGGCCCGCCGTGTACGCCGGCGGCCTTGCCATCGTCATCGCTGCCCTTCGGGTGATCTACGGCGGTGGCGGAATCCGTCGAGTGGCAGTCGAAGCCCCGCTGTGCGGTGCCCTGGCTCTTTCGGCTAGCCATGGACTGTCCTTGATCGGCATTCCAATCAGCGCAGCCCCGTTCTTCGGCGGCGTCATCGGCTTGCTGGGCGTCGAGTTCACCCGCGCCACCGCGAAGAAGTTCTTCACACGCAAAGAGGAAACCGCCACATGATCACACTTCGTCACGGCGATCGCTCTCAAGCAGTTCGCGACCTACAGCGCAAGCTGAATGCCAAGGGCGCCAAGCTTGGGACCGATGGCGACTACGGTGACGCCACCGAAGACGCTGTACGCGCCTACCAGCTCAAGGCCGGCCTGGTATCGGATGGGGTGGCCGGGCCAAAAACTCAGGCCAGCCTGATGGGACTGGATGTCCGGAAGCTGCTGAAACACTCGGACCTGGTCAAAGCCTCCCAGCGGCTTGGCATCCCAGTAGCCGCGGTCTATGCCTTGAACGAGGTTGAATCCCAAGGTTGCGGATTCTTCGATAACGGCAAACCAGTCATCCTGTTTGAGCGCCACGTGATGTACGAACGCCTGCAGGTGGCACGGGATCCGGCAGATGACCAGGAGCAACTGCAACTGCGCGCAGCCGACCTGGCCAAGCAGGTGCCTAACCTGATCAACCCCAAGGCCGGTGGTTATATCGGAGGCACTGCTGAGCATCAGCGCCTCGCCCAGGCGAGCCAGTTCGACGAACAAGCCGCACTGGAGTCGGCCAGTTGGGGTGGCTTCCAGGTGATGGGCTACCACTGGAAAAGGCTCGGCTACTCCAGCGTCCAAGACTTTGTGACAGCCATGAAACGCAGCGAAGCGGACCAGCTGGACGCATTCGTGCGATTCATCGAGACCGACCAAGTGCTGCACAGGGCGCTCAAAGCGTTGAAGTGGGCGACGGTAGCCAAGCTCTACAACGGTCCCAATTACCAGCGAAACCTTTATGACGTGAAACTTCAGCGTTCCTTCGAGCGCCACCAGGACCGTGCGCTGGTGGCGGCGTAATGAACTACGGCGACGTAACACTGATCATCGCCATCGCGCTCGGCGTTTGGGGTTGGGGTCAGCAAAACATGCTCGCGACCGCCCAGGAAAACGTACACCGCCTGGAAGAGCAGCGTGATCGAGCACAAGGTGACGCGGACCGAAACCTCGCCAACACCAACGAACTCATAGCCACCCTAACGTCCGTTCGTGACGGCCAAAACAAGCTGCTGACGCTCCAAGGGGAGCTGCGTACAGGCCTGTCCAAGCGCGAGCAGCAGATCGAGGACCTCAAGCATGAAATCAAGGAACTGCAAGACTGGGCTGACAAGCCTTTGCCTGATGCTGCTCGCCGGCTGCGGCAGCGCCCCGCCATCACCGGCGCCGACGCTTACCGTCAGTGGTTGTCCGGTAGTGGTGCCGTGCACCCTGCAAGCGACATCCCCAAACCGCAACGGCCAATTACTGACTGACCAGGAGCGCACCGAACTGGCCTGGGCCGAATGTGCCGCCCAGGTCGATCTCGTTTACCAGCACCAGGTGACCCATGAACAAGCCCAATAGCCTTCGCGAGCACCTGCTCGCAGCAGTACCAGGACTGAAGAACAACCCCGAGCGCCTGATCATGTTTGTCGATGCTGGCAAGGTGAGGTGCACTGCGGCTGCAAGCCTGTCCTTCGAATATGGATACACCTTGCAGATCATGCTGACCGACTTCGCCGGCCACCCGGACAGCGTCATGCTGCCGATCCTGGGCTGGGCAAGGGTCAACCAGTCGGAGCTGATGGCGAATCTGGATAAGTCAGCCGAAGGGATCAAGTTCGAGGCCGACATCCTGGATGGCTCCAAGGTCGACATGAGCATCACCTTGGCGCTGACCGAGCGCGTGGTGGTGAAGCGCCAGGACGATGGGAAGTTCCAGGTGACCCACGCTCCCGAGCTGCCGTATGAGCCTTTCGTAGAACACGGCCCAATGAGCCTGTATGCGGGTGGCGAACTTGTGGCGGAGTGGCAGCCACCAGCCCCGGCAGAGACCATGGCACTTCCGGCCATGCACCCGCGGCGTCCAGCCCATGGCTAGCCTCAACGACCTGGAGGACTTCGCCGGGCCGCTGTTGCAGCGGCTTGAACCGGCTGGCCGCATCAAACTGGCCCGCACACTTGCTCAACAGCTGCGCCGGCAGCAACAGACGCGGATAGCAAGCCAGCGGAATCCTGACGGCACCCCGTTCGCCCCGCGACGGCCCCACAAACTGCGCGAGAAGGTCGGTCGCGTGAAAGCCAAGGCCAAGATGTTCCAGAAGCTCCGCCGGGCGACCTACCTGAAGGCCAGCGGCGATGCAAAAGGCATCGGGGTCGGTTTCTCCGGACGGATTGGCCGCATAGCCCGCGTGCACCAATACGGCTTGCGGGACCGAATCGCCCCTCGCGGGCCTACGGCCCAGTACGAAGAACGTCAGTTGCTGGGCGTCAGCAGCACGGATCTGGAAAGCCTCAAGGACGCCATTCTCTCCCACCTCACCCTGTAGGCCCCCGTGTTACAAGCGCAGCGTGCTGCGCTTGCGCGTGCGTGGCGCGACCATCGCGCCATGAACTCAATCGCCGAACTCAGCCGTCTACTCGAAAACCTGGTTCGCCTTGGCACGATTGCCGAGGTGCAGCACGCGCCGCCGCGCGTGAAGGTTAAGACTGGGGGCATTCTGACTGCCTGGTTGCCCTGGCTTGCGCTGCGAGCTGGTGCCGACAGGGATTGGGATCCACCCACGGTAGACGAGCAAGTGATCCTGCTGTCCCCCAGCGGACAACTGGCCAACGGCATCGCGATCACCGGTTTGTTCAGTGACCAGATCCCGGCCAACGGCGATCGTGCAGGCCTCAAACGCCGAACCTACGCCGATGGCGCTGTGGTCGAGTACGACAGCGTCGCCCATCACCTGCGCGCGATTCTGCCGGCCGGTGGGACGTCCGAAGTTATCAGCGACGGCGGGATCCGCATCGTCGGCGACATCGTGCATGAGGGGAACTACACCCAGACCGGCAACCAGAAGGTCACCGGCAAGGTGGAGGTATCGATCGACGTCATCGCCGCAGGCATCAGTCTGGTGCAGCACCCACACGCGGGCGTAATGCCTGGACCGGGCCAGACCGGGAAGCCAGTGAAATGAACAGACACACCGGCGAGCCCATCTCGGAAGAGGCCCACATTGCCCAGTCCATCGTGGACATCCTGACGACTCGAATCGGTACACGGGTAATGCGCCGCGACTACGGCAGCCTTGTCCCCGAACTGATCGACCATCCCCTCAATGCAGCCAACCGCCTGCGGCTGTACGCCGCTTCGGCCGTGGCGATCATGCAGTGGGAGCCGCGAATCACTTTGGCCGTCGTGCGCCTGGACGTCGATTCCCTGTCGGGTAGCGCCACGCTGGAGATCGAGGCGAAGCAAAACGACACCAATGCGCCCTTGAACATTCGAACGCCAATCCAGCTGGGGGCAGCCCAATGACCGCCACCCGCATGATCGACCTCAGCCTGCTGCCCCCGCCAGATGTCGTGGAAGTGCTCGACTTCGAAGCGCTTCTGGTCACACGTAAGGCCCAGTACCTGGGCAGCTATCCCGTGGCCGAACAGCCTGCTATTGCTGCACGGCTCGCCTTGAAGTCGGACCCGGTCACCAAGCTGCTGGAGGAAAGCACTTATCGCGAGCTGGTGCTCCGTCAGCGCGTGAATGACGCGGCTAAAGCCAGCCTTCTCGCGTATGCCGAAGGCCCGGACCTGGAGAACCGCGCGGCCGACTTCGGCGTGCAAAAACTAACCCTTCGCCCGGCCGATCCGGACGCAGTGCCCCCAGTACCTGCAGTGATGGAAAGCGACGAAGCACTGCGCTACCGCACCAGGCTGTCGCTGGAAGCGCTTTCTAGCGCCGGCAGCCGCGGGGCTTACGAATTCCATGGCCTTAGTGCTTCTGCCAGCATCGCCAGTGTGTCTGTCGATTCGCCCAGGTTCAGCTCGCTGCCCCTGTCAGCTGCATTGAAGGCTCAGCTCCCGGCCGGGGCCATTGTCCTGGTATGCGATTACGATGCCGGCCTGGCCAGCCCGCTGCCGGGGGATGTGTCTCTCGCGGTACTGCCACGGCTAGACAGCCAGGAACAACCGGAAGAGCTGGTCGCCATGGTGCACCAGGGTCTTTCCGAGGAAAGCGTACGGCCGGTTACAGATCGGCCTCGGGCCCAGCTGGGTCAACCAGTCAGCTTTGAAGTACTGGCCACCTTAGAGCTGGAGGCCGGACCAGAGCCGTCAGTGGTCCAAAAAGCATCCCGGGCCAGCCTGGATAGGGCAATTGCCGCAGCCAGGGATCTGGAAGGGCAACTGTCACTGTCGGCTGTCTATGCCGCTCTGCACGTGCAGGGGGTGCGTCGGGTGGATCTGAAAAAGCCCACCGCCGACATCACTTGTGACAAACGGCACTACCCGCACTGCACATATATCACGCTGAGCACGAAGGTGGTCGGATGAGTCTGCTGCCCTCGAACGCCACGTACCTGGAGCGTGCACTCGAAGCTGCACGGGATCAGGACCTGGACCCAGACATTATCCGCGGAGTCGCGGACTCAGCCCGTTGCCCGGCGAACTTCCTGCCCTGGCTGGGTTGGGCTTTGAAAGTTGAAGGCTGGGAAGCGGCTTATACCGACGACCAACGCCGCGAACTGATCCGCGAGGCAATTCCGGTCCACAAGACCAAGGGCACGGTCGGGGCTATACGCCGGGTGCTCAAGGCAGTGCGGGTAAACGCCGACTTCAAGGAATGGCACCAGATACCCAACGCCGCGCCATACACGTTCCAGGTCACAGCCTGGGCCAACGACAACCGGCCGGGCGAGGGTTCGATCATCTCGCCACAGTTGGAGGAGCGCCTCCGCGCTCTGGTTGATGCGGCGAAGAACGAGCGCAGCCACTACACCTTCCGGCTTGGTGCGCGCTTCGATGACGGATTGGTAGCAGCCAACGCCTCGCAGCTGCAGCAGCGGGTGCGCCGCTCGGCCGACGCGAAGCCGGTCCCCATGCCGCCTGCCGGGCAAGCTCTCGCTCTGGTCAATGCGTCAGAGAAGCACCAGGTGCAGAGGCATTCAGCCGAAGCACAGCCAGTACCTGTGCCGGTGTCTGCCCAAACCCTGTTGCTAGCTGATGCGACTTACACGCGCTGCGTCGTCCGATGCCCGGTCGAGCCGCAGAGCTTACCGATTAACAACCAAACAGTGCTGGTAGCCGCCAACGCAGCGCGCTCCCGCACTGTCGTGCACGTCACGATGGAGGCCGTTTCATGAGCACCCCCTTGCAACCTGTGATTACTAAGGCCGGTCTGGCTGCAATCTGGAATGCGACCAGCACCGGCCTGGCCGCCGAAATTACCCACATCGGCCTGGGATCCGCTGGCTACACGCCAAGCAGTGACCAGAAGGTCCTGCGTACATTGGTGGAGAAATACCCAGTCTCCGGCGGCGAGCAACTGAGCAGTACGTTGATCCATCTCACTGCGATCGCTGACGACTCCGCTGCCTTCTGGGTTCGCGAAGTCGGCTTTTTCCTGGATGACGGAACACTGTTCGCGGTCTGGTCGAGCGCTGGTGATCCTCTCACGTACAAATCAGCCAATACCGATCTGCTGCTGGCCTATGACTTGTCGCTTGAAGCGTTGCCCGCCAACAGCGTCACCATCAAAAGCAGCCCGGCCGGGCTCAATCTCACACTCGCTGCACCGCTTGCAGCCCAGGCTGCGGCCCTACTCGCACAGATGCTGCGCGGCACCAAGCAGAAGGACCAACTGGACGCCCAGGACAAGCAGTTGCACAGCATCGAGCAACAGCAAATCGTGGCCGGAGAGTTTCTGGCCAGCCTGCTCGAACGCATGAAGGCAGCTGAAGCCCGGCAAGAGCTTGACCGCGAAAACCTACTGACCGCCGTTGTCGCCAATGCGGCAGGGGTGATCAGCCTGCAAAACCTGTTCTCCCGAAAAATCCTTGGAGTGAATTAACTATGAGTTTGGAAAGTTCAGTAGCCGACTTGGTGACCGTCGGCAAAGATTTGATCAGTGTTTATGAAGGCAAAATCAATGCGATCAACGCCGCTGTAACCAAGGCGATCGCAGCTGTTCCCCGGTTTGACAAAAAACTGTACGTCAACCAGGTAACTGGGGATGACACCGCCGCTGGTACGGCCGACGCTCCGTTGAAAACCATTGCGATGGCGTTGACCATCACGCCGCAAGGCGGATTCTGTGATGTCGTGCTACAGGCCGACTACACCATGACGCAAGCCATTGCAGTCCTGGGGCGTGTGCTGAATATTTATTCCGACCAGACCGGGGTTAAGCGAAAGCTCAAGCCTATCTATTACCTGACCACTAACGGTGCCGCGAACTACCTGGCCGGATTCCTGTTTTACAGCGGCGGCGTGGTGATGCTTGGAGACGTGACCCTGGAACTGCCCACCGCCAACGGGGTGGTCCCCGCGCCGGCTGGCACCCGCAACTCGTTCTTCACCTCCAACACTTCTGGCGGGTCTGATGAGATCCGCGCCAAGCTGTCGTCATGTGACGTTGTTGCCCCGGCGGGCTTCACGGGCTGGCTTGCCGGCGCTGCCGCCAGTTCCATAAGCCTGCAGGTGACTGCAGTTACCTTCCCGGAAAACTTCGCTGGCCGCTACATCTACGGTGTTGCCGGGGGGACCAACCCTGCAACCCTGCCGAACGTCCTGACCAACCTGCCAAGCCTGTGAGATCAAAATGCAAAAAACGAACTTGTTTGTAGTATTCGATGGCAAATCTTTCGCGGGCTGGTCGTTCGAGGAGTTGCCTTTGGCCGCAGCGCGACTGTTAGCCTGCGGTCAAATCGACCAGGCCGCCGACGCCGGGCGCAGCTCAGTCCTTGGCGATCCACTGCGAGCTTTGGAGTATCAAATCGCCGCCGACGAGGCCACTGCATTCGCTGCCAGTGTCTACGCAGGTGATCCACCTCCAACCGTGCAGGCCTGGATGGATGCCACGGGCATGGATGCCCAGCCGGCTACGGACAGCATTCTGACCGAGGCTGCCGCTTGGAAAGAGGCAATGTATCTGATCCGTTCCCTGCGCCTGAAAGGCAAGCAGGATGTGCTCAAGGCGCTCGACCACGTGGCGATTGAAGCCATCACCGATACCGCGATCGAGGCCATCCAGGCCAGCGTTCGTGGAATCGGCAACAACTGAAGCTGTAAACAGTCAAGGTACAACCAGCGGCAATCGCCTCCGAGCGTCGCGCGCGGCAGCCTGTGCAGTGTCATCCCACCACTGCACAGGCACCTACCATGGCCGGCGAATATCACCACGGCGTGCCCGTCCTCGAAATCAACGAGGGCTCCAGGCCGATCCGCACTATTTCCACTGCCGTTGTCGGCGTCGTCTGCACCGCAGAAGATGCCGATCCAACGATGTTCCCCCTCAATACCGCAGTGCTACTGACCAACGTCCAGAGCGCTATCGCAAAGGCGGGCACCAAGGGCACCCTGGCGCCGACTCTCCAAGCTATCGCGGACCAGACCAAGCCGATGACCATCGTCGTCCGCGTGGCGACCGGCACGACCGCTGCTGAGACCACCAGCAACATCATCGGCGGCACCAATTCCGCGGGTAAGTACACCGGCATGAAAGCGCTGCTGGCCGCCCAGTCTCAACTCAAGGTCAAGCCGCGGATCCTCGGCGTGCCAGGCCTGGACAGCCTGCCAGTGGCCACTGCCCTGGTCTCGCTCGCTCAGCAGCTGCGCGGTTTCGCCTACCTCAGCGCCTACGGCTGCAAGACCAAGGAAGAAGCCACCGCCTATCGGGAGAACTTCGGCGCCCGCGAAGCCATGGTGATCTGGCCAGACTTCCTGCAGTGGAGCACCACCACCAACGCCACCATTACCGCCCCGGCCGTAGCCCGTGCCCTGGGCCTGCGCGCGAAGCTCGACCAGGAGGTCGGCTGGCACAAGACGCTGTCCAACATCCCGGTCGATGGCGTGACCGGCATCAGTGCCGACGTTTTCTGGGACCTGCAGAACCCCGCCACCGATGCGAACTATCTCAACGGCAACGAGGTGACCACCCTCATCAACGAGAGCGGTTTCCGCTTCTGGGGCAGTCGCACCTGCACCGACGACCCATTGTTCGCCTTCGAGAACTACACCCGCACGGCCCAGGTCCTGGCTGACAGCATTGCCGACGCCCATTTGTGGGCGATGGACAAACCCATGCACAGCTCTCTGGTGCGGGACATCCTGGAAGGCATCAACGCCAAGTTCCGCGAGCTGGTCGCCGGCGGTTACATCCTCGGTGGCAGCGCCTGGTATGACGAAGAGGCCAACAGCGCCACCACGCTCAAGGAAGGCAAGCTCTTCATTGATTACGACTACACGCCTGTGCCGCCGTTGGAAGACCTGACGTTGCGCCAGCGCATCACTGACCGCTACCTGGCGAACTTCGCCAGCAGCATCAATAGCTGACGGAGACCGCTGCTATGGCATTGCCTCGCAAGCTCAAGAACATGAACCTCTTCAACGACGGCAACAGCTACCTGGGCGTATGCAAGTCCGTCACCCTGCCCACCCTGGCCCGGAAAATGGAGGCCTATCGCGGCGGCGGCATGAACGGCACTGCCAAGGCTGATCTGGGCCTGTCCGACGACGGCCTGCAGCTGGAGTGGAAGCTGGGCGGGTTCGACCTCATCGCGATGCGCCAGTTTGGCGCCGTAAAGGCTGACGGGGTGCTGCTGCGCTTCACCGGGACCTACCAGCAGGACGATACCGGCGAATACGCCAGTGTCGAGGTGGTAGTCCGTGGTCGTCACGAAACCATCGATATGGGCGAAGCAACGCCCGGTGAGGACACCGAGCATTCGATCACCTCTCCCCTCACCTACTACAAGCTCACCGTCAACGGTGAGGTCATCATCGAAATCGACATCCTCAACTTCATCGAAATCGTCAACGGCGTCGACCTGCTCGCTGAGCAACGTCGCGCCCTCGGCATCTGAATCTGGTAACCGGAGTCATCATGGAAAAAGTTAACGAAGCAATTATCGAAGTCGAAGCCAAGGCCGCTGCCCTGGGCGAAAACACCGTCGAACTGGACACCCCGGTCAAGCGCGGCAACACCGTCATCGACACCGTGACCCTGCGCAAGCCAAGTTCCGGTGAGCTGCGCGGCCTGCACCTGGCGGAGCTGCTGAACTGGGATGTGGCCAGCCTCATCAAGCTGCTGCCACGGATCTGTGAGCTGAACGCCCAGGAAGTGGCCCAGCTGGACCCTGCTGATCTGGTCGCCCTGGGCGGCAAGGTCACCGGTTTTTTGCTGCAGAAGCAGACGAAGAAGGACGCATCCCTGGTTGCGTAGAAGACGCCATGGCCGACCTGGCCGTGGTTTTCCACTGGACGCCAGCCGACATGGACCGGCTGACCGTCCGAGATTTGATGGATTGGCGCGAGCGAGCGCGGGTTAGGAGCAGCAACGATGGCAAATGATCTACGGCTGAGATTGCTACTGGACACCGTGGACAAAGCCACCGCTCCGCTGCGACAGATCAACAAGGGCGGACAGGAGACCGCCCGCGCGCTCAAAGCGACACGCGATCGCCTAAAAGAGCTGAATGCACAGCAGAAGGATGTCGGTGCCTGGCGTCAGCAGAACGCCCAGGCACGCCAGACGGCCCAAGCCTTGGACGCCGCCCGGGCTAAGGTGAAGGAAATGGGCCGGGCGATGTCAGCCGCGAACGCCCCGACCAAGCAGATGACGGCCGAGTTTCAGGCCGCCATCCGCGCCACCAATGAGCTTAAACAGCAGCAGAAGGCCGAACAGGAAACATTGCGAGGCCTCCAACGGCGGCTCGGTGAAGCCGGGATTGATACCCGAAAGCTCAACCAGCACAACGCCGCCCTTCGCCAGCAGATGGTCCAAACCAACAACACCATTGAGCAGCAGGAATCGCAGCTCAAGCGGCTGGCGGCTGCTCAACGGAAAGCTGCCGAAGCCAAAGGCCGGCTGGAGAAATCACAAGACCGAGCCGGCAAGATGGCAGGAGCAGGTGCGGCAGGCCTCGCCGCCGGCGCTGGCATAGCAGTGGCCGGTGCCGCGATCTTGGCACCGCAACTTGAAGTTGCACACCAGGGATCCAGGATCGCCGCCCAGTCCGGTGAATCTGCGGACCAGGGCAAGCAGTACAGTGAAATCATCCGCAACATACGGGCAGATGGCCAGAGTTCAGACATTGCCGAAATCGGCGATGCCGTGTCAGCAGCCAAGAGCACCTTGGGCGCACTGGGCAGCCTGGGAGACCAGGAGCTGGACAGCGCCGCGCGGAAGGCGCTGGATCTGTCCAAAGTGATGGAGCTGGATGTCGGTGAAAGCATCCAGATGGTCGGCATCCTGATGAAAAACGGCCTGGTCAGCAGCAGCGATCAGGCGTTCGACCTGGTCGCGGCCGGCCTGCAGAAGGTCTCTACGCAAATGCGCGGTGAGATTCCCGAAATCCTGCACGAATACTCCACCCACTTCCGTGGGATGGGGTTCACCGGATCCGAGGCCATGAGCCTGTTGGTCGAGATGTCCAAGCAAGGCAAGTTCGCCCTGGACAAGACAGGGGATGCCATCAAAGAGTTCTCGATCCGCGGCTCTGACATGTCGAAAGCGAGCCAGGAAGCGTACAAATCCATTGGCCTCAACGCTACGAAGATGTCCTCTGCCATCGCAAAAGGTGGACCCTCTGCCCGTGACGCTCTGACCAAAACGGCTAGTGCACTGCTACGCATCAAAGATCCGGCCGAGCGAGCCAATGCCGCGATCGCGCTATTCGGTACGCCGGTGGAAGATCTTGCCGTCGACCAGATCCCCGACTTTTTGAAGGCACTGGCAGGCGGAACAACCGCCCTAGGCGACATCACCGGGGCGGCCGACAAGATGGGCAGGACATTCCGGGACAACCTGAGTGGTGACCTGGACAAGCTCACCGGGACCTGGAGCGCGATGATCGGCTCGCTCATGGACGGGCAAAACGGCCCGCTTCGCGATCTCGTCCAGACCATCACCGGCATAGTCGGCGCGGCACGCGCTTGGATCGAGGCGAACCCAGAGCTTGCAGCCAGCCTGGCCAAAGGCGCAGCAGCCGTGGCTGTCCTGGTCACCGGCATGGGCGCCTTGACCATAGCCATGGCGAGCCTTCTCGGCCCGTTTGCGCTGGCCAGATACGGCATGGCTATGTTCGCCATCAAGGGCGGCGCCATCCTGCCGGTGGTGGGCAAGCTGATTGGCGTGCTGTCTGGCGCGCTGCTGACCGCCATCCGAGGTGTATCCATTGCCTTGTGGGGGCTTGCCGCCAACCCTGCCACCTTGGCGATCACCGCTGCTGTGGCAGCGATTGCCGGGGCCGGTTACTTGCTCTACCAGAACTGGGACCAGGTGAAGGCGTACTTCTCGAATGCGTGGGCCGAGATCAAAGCCGGCTTCAGCGGTGGAGTTGCCGGGATTCTCACGGTCATGGCCAACTTCAGCCCGATCGGACTGATCTACCAAGCCTTCGCTGGGGTGCTCAGTTATCTGGGCATCGACCTACCGTCACGCTTCACCGAGTTCGGCGGCATGATCGTCAACGGCCTGGTCAACGGGCTGACAGCAGGGCTGGGGGCGGTGAAGGATGCGGTTACCAGCATCGGCAGCTCGGCCATTGGATGGTTCAAGGAAAAGCTCGGGATCCACAGTCCTTCCCGGGTATTTGCTGAACTGGGTGGCTTCACCACCGAAGGGCTCGCCCAAGGCCTGAGCAACGGAGCCCAGCAACCCATCGACGCGGTCGTGAAGATGGGGCAGCAGCTGAGTAAGGCTGGTTCGTTTGACCTGAAAGCTACGGCGCTTCAGGTGGACAACGTCAATCCAACCGCCCAAGAGCTTACTCGTGCGCAGCCCCCGCTGGCAGGTGCCGGTTTGCCGAGCCAGTTTGCAGCGATGCCACAAGCGCTGACCGCCGGTACCGACTCACTCCGCGAGGCACTCAAGAGCACCAAGGTGGCGCAGGCCCCAGCGATCGAAGCCCAGGCGCAAGTGCCGCGACCTTCTGTGCCCTTGCCGCTATTGGTCGATGCTCCAATTGTTCCATCTCCAGCGGACGCACCAGCATCGCGGGCCGATACAGCTCCACTGATTGCAGCGCTGACCGCTATGAGCCGCACCCTTGCACAGGAGGATGAGGGAAAACAAACGCTGCGGCCGCCAGTCTCCCACCCACTGGTGATGGCAGCCTCGCCGACTGCACCAGGTGAGCCTGTTGGTGGCCCGGCGCCCGTCCCTAATGAGTTGATCGCCGCTCTAACTGGTATCAATCGCATCCTGCTCAAGGGTAACGAGAACACCCCAGCGGTGCCGAAAAGTCCCGTGGTTCAGCCCATCGCTGTGGGGGCGCCACCGATCGAGCCAAGCACCAGTGGCCCGATTCAGGGGACCGAACCGAGCTGGGTGATCGCCGCACTTACCGCGATAGGACGCACGCTCGTTCGAGGTTTGGACACTGCCAGGCCAGAAGCACCGCAACAGTTGGTCACCGAGCAACACACCGACGGTGGCTCACATGACGCGCTCAAAGCCATTGTTTACAAGGCGCCTACAAATGCCGACTCGCAGGACGCCGGCCTGACCGCTTTGAGCCGTATGTTGGACAAAACTCGGGGCGTCGAGGCCAAGCCGGTAGCCCAGCAGACGCCAGTGGCACAGGTGACGGCTGCAGGCGAGGCTGGGGATGGCACAAACGCCAGTTCCAGTATTGGTGATGGCCTGCGCGCGTTGACAAATGCCCTTACGCCGCCAAATCTGTGGTCGGCCCCGGCCCGCGAAGCGCCACTACTGCCAGCCACCCAACCAACCAGTACGGTGCAGCAGTCCTATCCCGACCCGATGCCAGGACTATCAGCCGACCTTGCCCTGGGCCTGACAGTTGGTACCAAGTCACTGGTCGGCGCGCTGACCGCCGTTACGCTGCAACTGGCTCACGCCGGCGGCGTTGATGCGCGTCCAGTGGTACCGCAAATCCCGACAGAACAGGCTGCGAGTGCTGATCTGCAGTCAATCGTCCCGGTTGCGGTAACCGTGGACCGCCGTCCGCCGATCGCGGCGGCGCCACCCGTCACATATGACAGCCACGATGTCTATCACATCTCGATTCCGACCAGTCCTGGAATGGATGCTCAAGCCATTGCGCGAGCAGTCAGCGCCGAACTGGATCGCCGAGAGCGATCGAAATCTGCGCGTCAGCGCAGCAGCCTGACCGATCTGGAGTAAAAACCACATGATGCTTGCCCTGGGCATGTTCATTTTCAGTCTGCCTACACTGGCGTATCAGCAGCTGCAGCGCCAAACCGACTGGCGCCATGCCGCGAACTCACGCATCGGCGCACAACCTGCGCGCCAGTTTCTCGGCCGAGGGGAAGACGACTTCACTCTACCTGGCGTGCTGCTGCCCGAGCTGGCCGGGTCGATGATGAGCCTTGACGAGATCCGGGCCATGGCGAACACCGGCAAAGCCTGGGCTCTGGTCGAGGGCACCGGCAGGGTCTACGGACTGTTTGTCATCGAGAGCCTCAGCGAAACACGATCCGTGTTCTTCCAGGACGGCACCGCACGCCGCATCGAGTTTAGCCTGACGCTCAAGCGGGTCGATGACGGCCGAGTCGACCTGATGGGGGCTGTCGTCGCGACGTCATCCAATATTCTGAGGGCGCTGCTGTGACCGGACTGGACCAGCTGACCGGGTATCTAACCGATGCGGTGAAGGGACTGCAGCGTGACAGCGCGTACGGCGTGCCCGCATTCCGCTTGACCGTTGATGGTAAGGACATCGCCAGGCTCATCAGTCCACGGTTGATGTCACTTGAACTCACCGACAACCGCGGTCTGGAGGCTGATCAGTTGAGCATTACCCTCAGCGACCACGACGGCCTGCTGGAGATTCCCCCGAAGGGCGCCGTAGTGAAGCTGTGGCTGGGCTGGAGCGACACAGGACTTGTCGATAAAGGCTCCTACACGGTCGACGAAACCGAGCACAGCGGCGCTCCCGACATCCTCAGCATCCGGGCTCGATCCGCAGACCTGCGTGGGTCTCTGAAAACCAAACGTGAACGCAGCTGGAGCGAAGTCACGCTGGGCGCAGTCCTCACCGAGATCGCCAGCGCGTACGGGCTCACACCGAAAATTGCGGCAGAGGTCGCAGCACGCGCAGTGAAGCATCTCGACCAGGCCAACGAGTCGGATGCCAATATGCTCACGCGCCTGGGCGAGTTGCACGACGCGGTTATCAGCGTGAAAGCCGGCTGCCTCATCTGCCTGCAGGCCGGCGGAGGAAAGACAGCCGGTGGCGCAGCTTTGCCACACATTACGCTGACAAGGTCGGATGGTGATGGCCATCGCTTCCTGCAGGCCGATCGGGATAGCTACGACTCAGTGAAGGCCTATTACTACGACGTCGGCAGCACCAAAAAGCAGGAAGCCATTGCCGGCGGCGGCGAGAAGGTCAAGGAACTGCGCCACACCTACAGCGATCGTGACTCCGCCCTGCGAGCAGCACGCTCCGAACTCAACCGCCTGCAGCGAGGGAGCGCGACCCTCAGTTACACCTTGGCCAAAGGTCGTGCAGACCTTATCCCCGAGCTGACCTACAGCCTGCTAGGCGTCAAAAGTGAGATCGACGCCATCGTCTGGTACGGGGGGAATGTTCAGCACAGCCTCACGGCAGACAACGGCTACACCACCAGCCTGGAGCTGGAAAGCAAATTGCCGGAAGACTCCGTTGATGAGCTGTACGAAGAGGAAAAAGGCGGAACATACACGGGGGTGGTGGCGTTCTATCGCGACAAGGCTACCGGCACAGAGGCTTCGGTAACAGCTGGCGACGCAACTAGACCGAAGCGGATCAAACGTGTCTTTGACAACAAGGAGGCCGCTCAAAAAGCAGCTGAGCGTGAGTGGAAAAAGATGCAGGAAAAGGCGACATGACCACAAAAGAAACCCGGCACAGTTACCGGGTTTCTTCTACAGCGCCGTTACTCAGTCGACTGCGAAAGCACCTCCAACATCCTCATCAAGTCTTCTTTTCCCTGCTCGTCCAGGTCGCGCAGAAGTTCGATAAAGAGGCGTTCCAACTGGGTAAGGTTTTCCATCATAGGTACTCCATTTCCATAAGACATATGCGGCATCGGAGATACCGCACACAACCAAATGGAAAGTTAAAGAGCCCTCCGAACTTGCCTATGAGCTATATAGGGGCAGCCATAAACCAAGTGCCCATCATATCTGTTGATTTCACGCTCAACTCGACCTGTCCATAGGTTTGTGAACTCCCCTTGATCATTTCCGGTAGCTTTTTGAATACCTCACGATAATCAGCATCCGGCGCAGCAGCAGCGAGCGCTGCACTCGCAATGAGCATGATTTCGAGACCCGACATGGGCTTACCGTCCCCGGCGCCCACCAGTGTCACATCGACCAGTTCGCCTGTTTCCTTCGACACCGCCGCCACTAACGAAGCATAAGGCCCAAGATTGTTCTTCAGAATGTCCTGAACATCGCCAGTTGTGATGTCAGTTGGATCTACCCGATAAGGCTTCTCGTACTTTTCGAGTAGTTGATTCATGCGTTCCGCATAAACAGCCGGCGTCATCCCCAAGGTTTTTACTTTGACTACAGCAGGAGTAACCTTTTGCTCTGCCGCAGCAGACGCTTTCGCACGCTCTGGGGATTTGCTCTCAACACCCCCTGTGGAAACTGCAATACCGGCGGCTACTACCGTCATAAAACAACCTGCGAAGCTGCCTGCTATCAATCTACTGAGCCAGCCACTGCCGTTTTTTTTCATACGGCCTGCAAGCCACCACCAGGTGCCCGCACCTACGCCAAGGCACAAGACCCCAATCAAGTCATCCATAAATCATCCTCGACAATCGACCGGCCCCCATGGCCGGCAACAAGCAGTCCCTTCAGCTGATCACCATCAACTGCACTTCATTTCCAAGAGTTAGCTTTCACGAAAGCTTGTGCAGTACGGCCTAAGACTGCCTTGTCGCTATCCGCCATACCCCGAAGCATGGCCAAAAATTCCGCTTCTTCAGCGGTAAGGCAGTCAGCAGTCTGGGGGGACGGCTGCCCCGTAAGCACATAGAGCACATCAACGCCCGCACCGGCAGCCAAGAACAGCAGTAACGACCCGGGCTCACGGGCGCCGGCTTCATAGCTGGCCAACGTCCGCTTCGACACTTGGACGACGGCTGCCATCTGGTCTTGGGTCAGATCAAGCCGTTTGCGTTCGGCTTGCAGGCGCGCACCGATTTCTTCAAGAAGATGCACAAACGTTCCTTTTCCGTATTTACAAATGAACAAATGTGCATCATCCTTCGCATACCACTACACGAAATTGCACGATTGCCACTATGCACGCCAGCCCCGTAACCGAGCAAGCATGCGAGAGAGCCCGACAACGCTTGGAAAAGCAGGGTATCTCCGTAAAAGAGTTCGCCATCAAGCATGGGCTTCACCCCAGCACCGTCTATGCCGTCCTCCTGGGACAGAAAAAGTGCCTTCGAGGTGAAGCTCACCGAGCCGCCGTGTTGCTCGGGATCAAGCGGATGCCCAAGCCCAAGCGGAACGAATCCCAAAAGTAGCCACCCTGGCCCAAGGAAGAAACCAGAACATGAAGACCCCCGTTCTAGAAACCCTGCGCCAGGTAGTTAGCGCCGTCGTATGCGCTTACCCAGGCGGTCGTGAATGCGCCTCACAACGCCTGGGACTCCAGCTCAAGCAGTTCGACAATCGCGTGTACGAAAACGCAGGCAGCCGTCCGCTCAGCTACGACCAGATTCACCAGTTGGAGCAGGACACCAGCACCACTCACCTGCCCGAGTTTATTGCTCACATGTACGGCGGCATGTTCGTCCCGCTGAGTAAAACCGAGGACCTGGACAATGTAGAGCTGTTCCGACGGTCATTGAGAACCGACGCGAAGCTGGGACAAATCGACCAGCTCATCGCATCCTCGATCGAGGATGGCGTCATCGAAGCATGCGAGGCATTGGCCATCATTCAAGCTCTGACCCGTTACTTCGCCGCTCGCACCGCTGAGGTTGCTGCAACCATCCAGCTCTACAGCCCAGCCAATGTAAGGGGGCAGCAGTGAGCAGCGCCTACAAACTCGTATGCCCGCACTGCAGCAACAAGATGCGTATCCGCACCAGTGAAGGTACCCACATTTTCCTGCGCATCGCCTACCTGCAGTGCGTGAACGAGGCTTGCGGCTGGTCCGTACGGGCTGAGTTCGAAATGACCCACGAAATGAGCCCCAGCGGCATGCCGAACCCGTCCGTTCGACTGCCTGTTGCCCCGGTGGCAATTCGCCGTCAGGCCATGAAATCCGCGTCACAGGACAACCAACCCGATCTGCTCGACCAGTTGGACATGGAGGAAGCAACCGCATGAACGCCATCGCCTTGATCACCGACCACGAAACTGACTACCGGGACGCTATGCAGCGCGCTGCAGTGGCCTACCTGTTCCGCCGTGAAGGCCTGCACCTTTCTGGCGATAACCAGGTGCTGGAGAGCTGCCGCGTGTACCTGGCCCAGTCTCTGGAGGTCCCAACCCACCTGGTACAGCGCATTGCCGAACTTGCCGTTGCTGAGTTCGAGAGCAAGACCACCAAGCGCCTGCAGATGATTGGTGTCTCCCCCTCCAGCGGGATCTACCGCCCTCAACTCATCTTGTTGGACACCATCACCCAGCATCGCTACCAGGTGCCGGCACGCTATCTGCCGCGCCGCATGCTTCAACACCGCGACATCTGAAGTAACCCCGAACAAACCCCTTCCCAGTGCCCCGTTCTGCGTGGGTAAGGGGAAACTGCATTCCACTGGTGGCTGACATGAGCAAGATCACCCTTCAAATTGAACTGGACGAGCACCAGGCGAAGCACTACCTGCTGTGGCTCCAAAGCCAGTACACACTCACCATGGCTGAGGTCTGGTACTCCGACCGGTACCGCGCTGTGCCGGCTGGCGAGCGCGGTCCAAAGGTGCTCGCTGATGTTCCCCATCTGCAGGGCATCTGCCGCACGCGCAAAGCGTTGGAAAAACAGCTTGGCCCGGTTGTGGAGCGTGCGCAGTGACCACGACTCACCCCATGGAGAACAGGCTCCGCGAGGACGTATTGCAGCGCCTGGAGCGCGACTTCGGCCTCAAGCACATGCCCGGCACCAAGTTCATGCGGAAAGGCAAGTGCCCTGCGCACGGCTGTGGCCAGAAGACCCTGTACACATTCCACGAAGCACCATGGATGCTGGTATGCGGTCGGCCGGAGAAGTGCAACCACCGTGTGCATGTGAAAGACCTGTACGACGACCTGTTCAACGACTGGAGCAAGCTCGCACCGGCCACCGACGAGAACCCTACCGCAACAGCCCGCGCGTACCTCGAATTCAACCGTGGCTTTCAGGAAGAGCTGATCAAAGGTTGGTACACCCAGGACACCTACTGGGATGCCAAACTCGGTTTCGGGAGCGCTACCGTTCGCTTCCCCCTCGACAAGGGCGGCTACTGGGAGCGCCTGATCGACAGGCCAAGCCGGTTCGGCAAGATGAAAGCGCGCTTCCGGCCTACCGGCGAGGGCAAGACTGGCTACAGCGGCGTCTGGTGGTGCCCGTCCGGCCTTGATCTGCTCCAGGTGGACGAGCTGTGGGTCGTCGAGGGGATCTTCGACGCGATCGCTCTGCTGCATAACGGCGTTCATGCCGTGTCGATGATGTCCAGCTCGCCACTTCCGGCCGAGTCGCTGAAAGAGTTGTTGCGCAGCTGCCAAGAGGATGGCCGGCGCCCTCCAAAGCTGATCTGGGCCTTGGACAACGAGCCGGTAGCGAAAGCAAATACCCGACGCTGGGCGAAGGAAGCCCGGGACATGGGCTTCACTTGCGAAGCTGCAGTGATCCCCCAGCCCGATAACAAAAAGGTGGACTGGAACGACCTTCACCTGCGCTGGAAGTACCTGGACGACGATAAACGCGACGACCAGGTGCAGGCCGACCTGAAGCGTGCCCGTCACGAGGGTGCACTGCTGTTGGCCGATTCGCCGGAAGAAAAGGGCCTGCTCATGTACGACTGGCACCCAAGGAGCGAGTTTTCCTTCTCGTTTGCCAGCCGCCTCTACTGGTTCAAGTTCGACCTGGTCCGGTTCGACAGGAAGATGCAGGAACTAGAAAACCCGAAGGATCAAGAAGACATCACGCTGACCGACCGCCAGAAGCGGGATAAGGCCCTGCGCGATTCTGCGTCTGTTGTCCGTATCGCCAACTGCTATTTCCAGGCGCTCTACAACATGCGCAACGAGCAGACGGACGAGGCCTGGTATTACTTCCGCATCGAGCGGCCAGGCAAGCCGGTGACCAAGAGCACATTCACTGCCGCCCAACTTGCGTCAGCGCCTGAGTTCACGAAGCGACTGCTGAACGTGTCCAACGGCGGCTGGTACACCGGCAGCGCCTCTCAGTTGATCCGGCTGCTGGAGCCACAAATGGATGACCTGAAACAGGTCAACACCATCGACTGGATCGGTTACTCCAAGGAACACAAGACCTACGTTTTCAATGACATCGCGATCTCGCAGGGGAACGTCTACAAGCTCAACGAAGAGGACTTTTTCGATGTCGGCCCGTTGAGCATCAAGTCCCAGAGCATGTCGCCGAACCTGGTCATCAACACTGACCTGAATGCTTACAACGACCGCTGGTTTGAGACCTTCTGGAAGTGCTTCGGTGTGCGCGGCACCGTTGTCCTGGTTTGGTGGTTGGCGTGCCTGCACGCCGAACAGATCCGCCAATTGCAGAAGACCTTGTGCTTCCTGGAGCTGGTCGGCGAAGGCGGCTCGGGTAAATCCACCCTGATTGAGTTCCTTTGGAAACTGTCCGGCCGTATCGAGTACGAAGGCTTCGACCCCACCAAAGGCACCGCTGCAGGCCGCGCCCGCAACTTCTCGCAGGTAGCCAATTTGCCGGTGGTGCTGATCGAGTCCGAGCGCGAGCAACAGGACGGTGCGCCGGTCAAGCACTACGACTGGGACGAGATCAAGACCACCTACAACGGCCGCTCGGTGCGTTCTACCGGCGTCAAGAACAACGGCAACGAAACCCGCGAACCGCCATTCCGTGCCGGCGTGATGATCGCTCAGAACAACGCGGTGACTGCCTCCAACCCGATCCTCACCCGTATCGCCCAGGTATTGCTGAACAGCGAGCACCACACCCCGGAAACGAAGCTTCACGCCGAGGAACTGGAGTGCATGCCGATGGAAAAAGTCAGCGGTTTCATGATCAAGGCGCTGCAGAAAGAGGACGAGATTCTCCGCCTGCTGGAAGAGAAAACCCGGGGTTACGAGCAGGAGCTGCTTGCCATGCCCGAGATCCGCACGGTTCGAATCGCGAAGAACCACGCGCAACTGCGCAGCATCACCGACGCCCTCGCCCTTGTTGTTCCGCTCGGAGCCGAGCGACTAGCCCTGGTGCACCAGGAGCTGTGCCGCATGGCGGTACAGCGCCAGGAGACCATCAATGCGGATCACAAGGTCGTGCGCGAATTTTGGGACCTTTACGAGTTCCTCGACGACGAGGGGGACGGGCTCAACCACTCGCGCAACAAAGGCCAGATCGCCGTGAACCTGAATGAGTTCGTGAAGAAGGCTGTAAACGAGCGGCAGCAGATGCCGGCCGCGCTCAGCGAGCTGAAACGTCTGCTCAAGACCAGCAAGTCGCCAAAGTTCATTGAAGCCAACAAGCCGATCAACTCCGGCCGGAAAGAAGGCGAATTCATCGGAAAAACCGTTCGGTGCTGGATCTTCCAGCCCTGACTTAGAAGCCGGGCGCTGCAACGCCTGACCTAACCCCGAGGAGAAACGACATGCAACTTAACGTTCAACGTGGAGCAACCCACACCGGCTCTCAGCGCCTGTTCGAGATCCACAACGAAACCCGCAAGCCGGGGCAGAAGATCCTGCGCGCTTTCATGTACACGCCTGAAGCCCTTGCACGGACTGTAGTCCAGCTCGCTCGCGACGGCTCGACGGTCATCTGCATCGACCAGTGCCGCGAGAAGCACATCAAACGGCTGGAGCTTCTTGAGCCAGAACTACCCGGCGGCATTCGTATTCATGCGGTTGTTTGGGCGTGAAGTGGCAAGCGAAGCGTAACGCGGACGACCAGGTCGTGCCGCGCTGCTGGGTAAATGACAGCGGCTACACGGTGGCCGAGTGCCGGCTTCCGCATTCGCGGTATCCGGTGACCCGGCCAGGGACCTCATTGCCATTCGCTTATGCCGACAGCCGTGAAGAGGTTGTCCAGGTCATCACTACAGACATGCAGGCCCGCGAGGCCAGCGAGTAACCGCCATGGACATTCACGTAATCAACAGCGATCGGAGGGCTGAGGCACCGGACCTGATGGGGTTCATCACTGCCCAGCTGAAACAGTCAACCGATGGCACGCCTTACGTCTTCGCCGACGCCTACGCCACCGATGGCTTGCTGGAGATCCTGGAAGTGCGCGTTGCACGGGGCGAGCGCGGGATCCTGGTGATGGGCTGTTCGCGTGCCCAGGTGCAGGCCGTCCTGGAGTGGGGCACCTGCGACGACGATGGCCAACTGCAAGACCTCGAAATTTTCTTGGTACGCCGTGACTAGCGGCTGACCGGCAAAAAAAGGCGCCGAGGAGTTGCACCTCCCCGACGCCCACCAACCCCAAGGAGAAACAACATGCAGGTAGAAACCCCCGAAGTTGGCACACAGAAGGCTAACACAGTGCGTTACGACACCCTGGTAATCCGCGGCGCCTCTGGAAAGACCGTCCCGCAGGAAGTCGACGGCGGCGAGGTTGTGGCCTGGAGCATGGGCCACGGCCTTGCTGCCATGGATGCGCTAGAGGAGTTCGTAGGTGATCTGGCTGAGGGAAGCTATCACGGGCTGTCAAAGGGCGCTGCCGATGCGCTCAACCTAATGCGCCGCCGCCGAGCCATCGGCTGGGATTCCGACGTAGTTAGGGAGGAACCACCAGCAGACTGGCAATCGGCTGTTTCCCGCGCCGAAGCGTATGCCCGCGAGGTTTTCGGTGTGGAAGACGACAACGCCATGCAAGCCATTGACTACATGGCTGGCCTGCTCCTGGCGTTTGAGCCGTTTCGTACCCCAGCACAGGGGGATGCTGAATGACCAAACAGACCCGGCCACGCCTGGCCAGCCACTCGCTGGACCTGCCCAACCATTGCGACATCTGCAACAAGGCGCGCTCTACCAGGAAGCACCAGCGCTGCAGCCAAATCCGTCAGCAGCGGAAATCTGTTGAATGGGAGGCCTACATGGCCAACGTCGAAGCCAAGAAAGAAAAACAGGGGCGCCGATATGCTCGCTAACCAATCCCCCACCCTCGACCTGGTTATCAGCGTTCGGCTCAGCGCCGGCACATACACCGCCCGGGCCCGGGGCGAGAAGGCTACCGCCAGCAGCACCATCAGCGCCGATGCAGCAGCACGCGCCTTGGCCAGCAAGTTAGGGGCCGTTATGGCGCAGTCTGATTTGTTCGCAGCCAACCGCTGCAGCACCGACCCACATGTTCAATTCACCGCACAGCGCAACAGCTGAGGGCACAAACATGACCACCAAAGCTACCCGCAACATCGCCCAAGGCAACCATGGCCGCGTCTATGTCGACGAGTACTTCTGCACCAGCAGGGTCCAGTGGAGGGTTCTTCCAACCAAAGCAAACCGGGACATGGAGCAGGCCGGCGCCGACGCCGCACGCGAGTACCTGGAGCGCAACGGGCATAACAATCTCTGGATGATTTACGAAGCAATGACGGCCGCTGCGCCGAAACCACCGGCCAGCACCGAACCGGTAGTTGTCGCGTTAGTTGCGGAAGATAGGCACCAGCTGACTGACGTTATTCAGTGCGACGGTGTTCACTCGCTCCCTGTTGGCACTGAGCTGATCGACCGGGCTGCGTACGACTTATCAAGGGCGGAGATTTTAGAGCTGACCGCCGAACTGGCTAAAGCCAAGAGCCTGTTGCATACCGCCAGCGTTCATCTGTCGCGGTGGGTGGACATGGATGATGCACCCCGCCAGCAGATCATTCAGTTCCTAGAGGGCATCGACACGCCGGTTGAGCGCGATGAACGGGAAGCTTTCGAGAAGTTCTGCGTCGATTCGTTCAACCGTTGCTGCAACCCCACGATTCCAATGAAGATGGAATTGATGCTAGCTGCAAGGTCCGGAGAGAAGTACACGGCGCGCGGGTGGAGCGATATGTGGAAAGGATGGAAAGCTCGGGCCGCGCTGGAGCGAAAGGGATGATCGGTATGACCCCCTGCGTCAATCAGCTGATAGCCAACGGTGGCCAGAATTCGCGGGATGAGCTTCTAGTCGCTGCGGAAGGATCTACGTCCGTATGATCGGTCACCAGCAGCCCGGCACTGTCCTGACCTTCCAGGACCTGCAGCTTCTCACCGGCTACACCAGACGATCCGGTGTCGAACAAGCCCTGCGAAAGCAGGGCATCCGCTGGTTCTGGGGCCGTCATGGCCCCTGGACTACCATTGATCTGGTCAACCAAGCCGGCGGCAAGTCGCCGGCTACCGAGAAATATGACAGCGAGATCCTATGAGGCGGTCGCGTAATCACAACCCGCTCATCCCTGCGCACATAGACCAGGCCGCCATTCCGGCGGCCGTCTATTTTGACAGCCGCTGGAGCGGCGCTTGGTACACCACTTGGCGAGACGAGGGCGGCAATCGCAAGCGGACCAACATCGCCGGGCCAACTGCAACGTTGGCCGAGCTACACCGCATCATGGAGGAGAGGAAAGGCATCGACCGGGAAAGCCTCAATCATCTGTGCGACGAGTTCCACAAAAGCTCACAGTTCAAGAAGCTGGCGAAGAAGACCCAAGAAGATTATGAGTACAGCCGCGCTGTGCTTGTGGCCATTCCGACAAAGCTGAAGAAGCCCCTGGGCGAACTGTCTGTTCGCAAATTCACCTCGGCACTGGTGCAACGCCTGGTCGATCGCATCGCGGACGAAGGCACACCGTCCAAGGCCGCGCATGTTCTGCGCTACCTTCGGCGGGTGATGCAGTGGGGGCGCAACCGCGGCTATCTGGAGATCAACGTAGCCTTGGGCATCGAGGCGCCGACCGAGCGCAAGCAGCGTCGGCTGCCGAGCCCCAAGGTCATGTCCACGCTGATTGCCCGTGCCCACGAGAAAGGCCAGCTAACACGTGGACAACGTGGTTCATGCCCGGCATACCTGGGCTATGTCATGGAGTTGGCCTACCTGTGCCGGTTGCGAGGAATTGAGACGGTCACCCTAACCGATGCCAACGAACTGGAAGAAGGCGTGCAGACCAACAGGCGCAAAGGCAGCCGCGACAATGTGGTGCGCTGGACTGCTAGGCTGCGGACCGCCTGGGAGGGGGCAAAGTCCTATCGCGGTCGGGTCTGGGCGAGCCAGGCCTATCCCATTCCTGCTGCTGCTGACCGCCGGTTCATCATTGTGGCGGCCCATGGCGGCGCGCTCCAAAAGTCCAGCCTGGACACAACCTGGCAGCGCTTCATAACCAAGGCGATCAAGGACGGGGTCCTCACCGAAGAGCAGCGTTTTGCTCTACACGACCTTAAACGCCGGGGCATCACCGATACCCCAGGCGATCGCAAACAGAAGCAGGATGCTAGCGGACATCGCGACGAGTCGATGCTCGATATCTACGACTTCAGCTTACCCCTCGTCTCACCTTCCGCCGACTGATACCCCGCGTACCAACATAGCCAGAGACCACGTGGTTTCTGGCCTTCCGAATGCCAAACACGTACCAGAAAACGACGTAACCTATTGATTTCACTGTTGTGAGCAGGGTTCTTGTAATCAGTAGGTCCCGGGTTCGATTCCTGGTGCCGGCACCATACGCAGTATCAAAAAAGGCTCACCGAAAGGTGGGCCTTTTTTGTTTTCGGCTAGGAGGTATGACTCAAATGGCGGATTCCCCCAGCCTTGCGCAAGACGTTGTGCATTCAGCTACGGCGTTCTCAAAGGCGTTCCGGCAAAAGCCTCCGCAGTGGTTTGCGTTCGGCCTGTTTTCCATGTTCCCCACTAACTGCTGCGAATTCGCAAGTTTACTGCTGGCTTGGTTTCTGTGTGAGGAGCACGAGGGCATTGCCATCGACGTGGTAACGGGCGAGTTGAAGGCAGATACGGAGCAACGGCACATCTGGCTGAGGCTCGAAGGGCACAATCTGGATATCACCGCTGACCAATTCGATGCAGCTCTCCCTCACACGCTCATCACCCAACCCGGGGGATGGCATGAGAGGTACGCCTTGCTTGACGCGGCGCCATTCCAAAGGGATTTTCACGAAGAATACGGGGATGATTGCAGGCAAGACATCATCGACGACTATCGGGCCCTGGCACGTACCGCAAGGGCCCAGCTCAAATAG